GGCATAACAATAGTATCGTCATAAGCTGATAAAGCTGTTGGTTTAGTAAACGCATAAAAATGTACGTTATAAACTTTATCAGGTATTGGACCTAATCCAAATTTTCTATGGTCTGGACTTTTAATAACATATACAGGTTCTCCATGAGAAGCATTTGAACCTTCTGCATCATCAGAGTTTTCACCATCTCTATAATATCTTTTCCAATCATCTAATGTTAAAAATTTTAAACCTTTAGAAACATAAGGAGTTGTTTCACCACTTACGTTTATTGTTGTTAAATAAAAATCATCCCAGTCTACTGATGCATAGTCAGTTGTTATACTAGAGCTATCTGCTTTAAGCGTATACCATCTAGTTCCTGCCACCGTTGCGACAGTTACATTCCCATAAAAAGGGTCTGTGCCTCCACTAGCTCCTGCTGAAAAAAAAGGTAGCTGTGGTTCTTCGTTTGCTATATCAAATATAGATTTATTAATTGCATCTTTTACAAATGATTGTATTCCTATTGCTGAACTAAAGTTAGCAGAAGTTAATACAACTTCATTAAGTTCTCTTAATACTTCATTACTTAAATCTAAATATGTTGTAGCCATTACTTTTTACCTTTAGCCTTTACTTTTGCTTTTTTACTTAAATCTTTAAAATGAAAAAGTTTTACACTTGTTTTAGTGTGAGATTTGTTTGTATGTAAATCTCCATTAGGCATTTTATGTGAGCTGCCTTTGTGTTCAGTTCCGTCTCTTTTATAATGTTTTACGCCTTTCATATTAACAAGGTTTAGCTTTTGGCATTCCACCATCTTTGTACATCATACGACCACCATTCATCATTTTCTTTTTAGCCATACCACCGTCCATCATTTTCTTTTTAGCAGTACCACCATACATCATTTTCTTTTTCTTATCTTTACCGTACATACTTATCTCCTTTTTTTAAAATAGGTGGAGGAGACCGAAGCCTCCCCCGAGTTGGTATTAGTCAATACCGTAGAACGCACTTACTATAGCTTCATCTCTAAGTACTTTTGCACCATAGACATGTAAGCCTCTAACTATGTCACCAAACGATGTTGGGTCTCTTAACACTTCTGTTGAGAGAATAGTATTAGCAGTTGCAGTAGATGACATATGACCAGCCATACATTTACCAGCAGCATTAGATGTTGCAGCAATGTTGTTTGACTTGTACATATCAAATCCACGTAGTTTTCCACTTGAAACTAAGCCATTTCTAATTGAGCCTTGACCTGCGTTGAAGTCTACAGACATTAATTTAGAAGCTGACTGACCTAGAACTTCGTAGAAGTCAGGACTTGCAACAAACCAACGACCTTCTTCAGGTACGTTCTGTTCGTCTAATAGTCTTGCCATTCTAGCCATAAGGTCTAGAGGGTCTGTTTCACTAGTTTGTCCTAAGTCAGCAGCACCTGAGCCATCGTAGACTCCTGCAGCTAAATCAGTAGCACTGTCAGCACCTAAAATGTGATTAGGTGATGATGCAGAGCATCCAGCAAACATAGTTGCTAACACAGCAGCGTCATATGAATCTTTCAATGCATATGCAGCAGAGCTTGAAGCAATCTCTTTGAAGTTGACATGTGACATATTAGTTTCAATATCATCTACGATGAATTTGAAAGCTTTAGCACTATCAACAACCAAAGAAATTTCTTGGTCTGTTAGTCTAGTTTCAGTTGTGTCGCTATTTCTTGTATAATCTGATACTGAAATAACTGGTTCTTTAATAATCTTTACAGAGTCTCCGAAAGAGGAAATTTCACCAGCATAATCTGTGTTGGTGATAGCTTCTACTACCGAGGCTTTTCTGAAAAAGTTCATAACCTTTTTAGAGTAAACCGAAGGTAAAAAGAAACTATTAGTTTGTCCTGCTACGGAGTTTGCAAAGTTAGCGTTTGTATCTGTTGAGGGTTCAAAAAATTGAGCCATGATACGTCTCCTTGTAGTTAATTATAGTTTAATTTGAGATTCTGCCTTCCTGCATAGCATCTGATATAGCAACTTCGTGCTTGTCAAATTCTTGTACAGACATGGCTTCTATCTCCCTTAATGACCATACTTTCTCCTG